CCGTGCACGCATCAACTTGTCAACAATCGGACCCTGAACAATGCCGGGTTCGACAGCCGTTGCTTCAGCAAGTGCTTGCTGTCCAGCAACAATCGTACGGTAAACCTTGGCGCTAGCAGCACCATCGGTTGCGGTGTATGCACGTGGGGTCTCCACGATGTAAGCACCACCAAGAACACCAGTGGTAGCATTAAGAATGTTACCAACGTTAGGATCAGTGTACTTGCGAATGTCCTCGAAGGACAATGCGCCAGTCTCTGAACGCAGATCGTGTGCAACCTCAGGGTGCATGTATGCTGCGTACAGCATTCCTTCACGGGGAACAGCGTTAGCAGCGCGAAGTTTCGCAACAGTCTTGCGAATCATAGCGCCAGTAATAACATCAGCAGCAACAACAGTTGCTGTTGAAGTAGCGTCTCCACCGTAAAGAACGTTCGTTCCACCGATAAGAGTGTTCACAACAACACGGTCAATAGAATCAGCCATGTTGTATGCGACAAGGTTAGCGATAGCAGGATCAACATCTGAGAAAGCAAACTCTCCCAGTTTCTTGGTTTCAAGAACAACGTTGCCGTACTCGTTAAGAGTAACAGTTACGTTGGTTGTGTTGCCAATAGCAACAGCATCAGGATCAACAGCCTCAGAAAGGGTTGACGTTGCTGCGGCCATGTCCGCGTACAGCGAGAAGATTACGCTGGAACCGGGCATTGCCTGTTGTACTGGGCGCTTGTCCGCAAGGTTGCGGAACAAAGGCTGTGAACGTAGAGCGAACTCTACATAGCGGTCATAGGCTGCTTTGACCAAGTTGGACATAGCAGTTGTATCTGTATAAGCGTTAGCCATTGTGCGATTTCACCTCCAAGTGAATGTTTTTAATTGAATGTTTTTTGAATCAAACAACCTGCGGTCCATGCACGTTACCGAACAAGACCTTACTCAGTTCCTCCGGTGTCGAAGCAGCACGGATGCGAGCATCCATCTGGTCGAAGTCACCATCGAATGTTTGTCCAGATGCTTGCGTGTCAGAGATCCTCTGCAACGCCTGCATATCTGCGGCATTAACCGCTGGCTCCTGATTTTGAACAGCAGGGGCAGATGAACCAAAAAGATCCGCGTACTCCGCAACCCAACTCTCCACATCCTCAGGGGATGTTACGTCAGAAGGAATCAACTTGATAAGTTTATCAGGCAGACCCTTTGACAAAATAATATCTTTGACTGTACGTTCACGAGATACGTTTTGCATTTCGTCTAACTTGCTAGACATTTCCTTGTTACGCTTCTCACTCGCGCGAAGAGCCTTACGTAACTCTTTCATGCCCGTGCTATCATTCGACGTATCTGTATCGTCGTCGTCCCAATCGTAATCAGACATTATTACTCCCTTACTATTCATTGATAGGTTAATCGCCACCCACACCACAACTTGGGGAAGAAGTGATGGCTGTGACTATCGGACTTTATACACCAACGGGGCCGATAGATCCGTCTAGTGGTGGACATGGAGAGAATCGAACTCTCGTCTCCTGCGGGTTCCCTCTGGGGGCTTTACCGCAAGGCTTTCCATTCATGCCCTCTATTCAATTGTTAAACTCTATTGTTGCCCTTAAGGGCACTACTACTAAAGGCAGAAGAACCACCAAATCGTGCACGTTCACGAGACTGCAAACCTTCAACCTTCTTCTGCGCCTTAGCATCAGCACCCATGGAAGCAGTCAAAGACTCAGTGTCACTTAACTCCGACTTTTCAATGTTAGCCAAACGTTTAGTGGCATCCCGGAGAATTGCTCCACGCTGAACCTCAGTATTCAAAGGCTGCAACGCTATGTCACTTTCGCCAGCAAGATCACCAATAAACTCTGCACCAGTAACATCAATGTCAAGACCAGCCCTAGCAGCATAACCACCAACGATAGCAGCGTTAGCCAAAGAGTTAATCTTGTTTTGTGTACGTGCCGGGTCAAGGGAATACTCAACCAAAGTTAAAGGATCAATGTTGTAAAATTTTTGTAAAGAATCACGAACCTCTTGGGGAGTGTCGGCAACAACACGTTGAGCGTCACCAATACGTGACTTAACCTCATCAACAGACACACTATATTTACCAACAAGGTCAGCAATAGAATCATATTCACTCTGGCTGCCGTCAGTACCAAGGTAGTTACGAAGACCGGCATCTCTAAAAGCACTACGGTATTCGGTTTCAAGATTTAAGTACTCGCCTTCGTTACGCACATCCGTGTTGCCACGAGCCTGCAAAGCAAGCAGACCCTTAAAGCGAGATTTATACTCGCTAGTCTGGCGAACCTTCTCAGCCAAGAAGTCTTGGTTAGTTGACTCTTGTACGAGTGCTTCAATCTGTCCAGCCAAAGAACCCATGTTGTACTGAGTTAGAAGGGTTCTTAAGTATTCCCTAGCGGAAGTTTGCTTATCAGTCTTTTCGCTTAACGCAGCAGCATCATCTGATTCTTTACGTAAACGATAATATCTATCTTCAGCAGACTCGGTAGGTATAGTTTTTGCTGGAGTTGCAGTATCCGTAAGTTTGTTAAACCCTCGATTAAACTCTTCAGTAAGATTAGGATTTTTGTTAGGATCAAGAAAATCCAAGTAACCAGATACATTAAACTGGCTCATGTCAGCAGTCACTCAAATCACCTTAACCCAAACATCGAAAGAATGCTAGTACCAGCATCAGCGTAAGTTTTCAAAGCATTCTCCGTCTTATCCCATCGAGGATCTTTACGAGCCTCACGCTTCAAATCAGTAATAGTCATTTTGGTTTGCATGGCCTGACTGAGAAGATCATCATCAAACGAAATGTCTTCCGTGTTCAACTCTAAAGTTGAGGCAAGTTGAGCGACGTAAGGTGCGGCAAGATCGTAAGGATCAGCACCGGCAGAAATTTCCTTCTCCCAGCCTGGAAACGTACCCTTCAAATACGTGTTACGCAACTGCTGCTTCATGTCTTCAAGTCCCTGATCCCCAAAAGCACCACTCTGAACAAGGCGACTTAAAACATCAGAAGGAATATTCAAACCGTTCTTTGCGGACCACGTTTCTAGTTCAGCCTGAAACGTACCAGCAGTGCCAGTAAGATCTTGACTAATATCAATACGAGACTCTGACCTAAGAGAGGCCTCAATTTCTTCTGGGGTAAAGTTTTCATACCTAGCAATTTCAGCAAGTTTAGTTAACGTAGCATCATCAATGTTGAGACCTCTTGTGCGAGCAGAAGCCTCAAGCCTAGCCTTAATGGGCTGAATAGAGTCGGCATAAAGAGTAGTGCCATCACGTTTATCTTGAGCCATCAAAAGTTCGGAGGCTTCCTGATCGCTATCAAACCTATTCCAGAAATCAAAATAACTTGATTCCGTATTCGTATGTAACTTAGCAACCTCAGCGTACGTTATTTTGCCCGTTGGACTATTATTAATAATGTCTTGAATGTCAGTTGCGTAGTCTTTTAATTCAGGGTACTTCTCAACCAAGAAATCTATGTAAGAATACATGGCGGTAGAATCTTCTTTATTCGCCTTAACTTCTTTGTTATTAATCGGAGCCATGCTACAGTCCTAACCGTTGCGCCATAATGTCCATGACATCCGTATTAATGGTATTCGTTGCATAATCTTTATTGCTACGTATAATGTCCATAGCCATAGTTTCCCGCGTAGGTTTTTCTTTAGTAACAGAAGTTAACTGCGACTGACCACTAGGAGTGCGAACGTTTACTTGAGCTTGCAAGTCTTCCTTCTGAAACTTCTTGGAATACTTTTTCAACTCTTGATCGGTAAGGTTACGACCAAGCATGTCAGTAGCAAACTCATTTAATGTTACTTCCACGTCCCTCTTTGACAAAGTGGAAATAGTGTTTGTTGTAACGGGACCGGAGTATCCACCGGCACCCCGACCACCGCTTCCTTCTAAGTCTGGTGCTTCTCGACCAACCGCTGCCCTATTTGCAAGCCAATCCAAGTAAGAAATATTGCCGCTATCAGAAGACGCTTTATATTTCGCAACAGAGTTGAGCAAACCAGAAGCCACACCACTGTCAGTATTTATACTAGAAGCATTGGTTATTGAGCGGTCACGATACAGGTCTATCGCCAAGTCCCTACGAAGCGTCTCGTCGCCTAGGATTCTTTGTATCTCATACTCGAATTGTTCATCGCTAAGAACAACTTTTTGCGATGAAGTAAGACCACTACCAACGTATTCACCCGGAGTATCCCTGTAGTAGAAACCTTGCCCTTGTTGTACAACTTTGTTGGTTGCATCTTCGGCTAGTTTTTGTGCTTTTTCTAATGGTGTTGGTTCACCGGGAAGTTTTTGTTGACCGGGAAGCGGTTTGACGTCAGTTCTTACAACCATTATTACTCCTAAAATTTATCATTAGAAAAATACCTGTCGTAATATTCGGAAAAACCTATATCTTTATTACGCAGTGTCCCAGCAAACAAGTAACCTTGCTTTCTAATTTCTTTTTTAAGTTCTGATTTTCTTGTAACTTGAATATCCGAACTGTCAATATCATCAAGGAGGGAAATAATTACATCACGCCCTTGCAGGTACTCTTCAAGAACACCGATGGTGGGAATTTTCCGACGATCCTCCACCGAAGCGGATTCAACTGTTATCCTAGCAACCTCTAACCTTTTAGACGTTATTGAAATGTCATAGTCAATCCTAATGACATCACCATATGCTGGATACTTTTCGCCAAGAGACTGCTTGTAATCTTCAACAGCATCAATAACATCGTCGCCAAGATCCTTGTACGACTCAAGGCCAACAGATTTTGCTTGGTCATCAAAGTCATCAACAGCCAAAAAGAATTCTTGCCAACCCTTAGAGATCTGATCTTTTTTGAACAACTCTTCGGCAGTCATCTTTTCTTTAACAAGATCGTTTCCAATTGAATGATGCTGAAGTTCGCCGTAAACAGAGTAACTAAAAGTTTCCGATTGGTCACCAATGCCAGTAAACTGTCCAACAAACTCTTTACCAAGATCTTCAGAAATGCCTTCAACAATTTTTGGGTTTTTAGTCAACCTGTCGTAAGACTGCTGATTAGCATTAACCTTAAAAGCCGACTCGGAAGTAGATCCAGTCAAACCAAAGTACGTGTTAGGATCTTGATCGGGGTGCAACTCTTTCATTTTCTTCAAGAACTTATCTATCTTCTTGGAGTAAACTAAAGCAGTGTTGTCGAGAAGGTCACGCCAAATCTTGCGCTCTACTGTGTAAGGAGAACGGTAAGATGTGGACGCAGTAAAAGCCGTCAACGACTGATCCACAGTCCAAACCCATAAAGCATTTGCGTTACGGATAACTTTCTCAAAGTCTTCTTGAGTCAAAACTTTACCTACGGCAGCCGCAGTAATAATAGCATCCTGCGTCATGGTGTTCTGCAATCTTAGGAATGCGGTGTTTTCATTCTCACCAGCGAACATTCCTGCATAAACTCTTTTAATGTATGTTGGAAGAATGATATCTTTTATGGGAGTGTTTACGTCGCCATTAGCAACAATCCTTCTGAACATTGCATCACCCATAGACTTACGAAGAACCTCAGTTAGTTCAGGTTTACCTTGAAGAATGAGCCCAGTCGCTATTGGAGTCAACGGTCCAACCCCGGGATCAAATATTCCACCAGTAAAAACAACATTTATTCCAGACTGCCTCGTTGCTACAGGTATAGCGTTACCGTCCTCATCCATCACTGGAATCATTGTATTCAAGATCGGAGTCTTGGAAGCAAGATAACCAGCAACGGGAATCTTGCGCAAGGCAAGAGTCGCCTTCAACAAGTTTTCCGGTTGAACAATGAACGTTTCTTCGTCACTGCTGAACATGTTTGAAAACTCTACCTTGTTTCCGTCCGCATCAACAACCCAACCTAAAGAGTTCGGTATGTTCCACATGGCATTAGCGTAAGCAACGATGGCTGGATTCTGATAAGCAATCCCACTCCAAGTTCTTAACGTGTTTGACCAAGCAGGAAAGAATGGGAACATAAAACGAAGTGCTTGCGAGCCAGAAGTCTGACGCTCAATTGTGTAAAGCGTTTTACGGGTCTGCTCCAAAGCATAGCGATGAGCAGTAGCATTTATTCTATCTCGAATACGAGCATCGCTAAGTGACCTGCCATCATTCTTCGCCATGTTAGCCATGCGAAGTTGTTCCTTGCGGTACACGGCAGCATAGTAAGGATGTCGAAGAAGTTTAGTTTCAGGAATCGAACCTAGAATCTTCATAGCCCCACCGACGAAACTTCCAACAGCGCCACCTACTGTAGCACCCGGTCGAATCTGACCACTATCTTTACGGATAGCATGCTTGAAAAGTCCCGTGTACTCCTTGCCTTCCTTTAAGACAGGTATTACTGGAAGTTCAGAGTCACCAAGACTTGAAATTAATTGTTCCCTAGTGATGCCCTTGCTAGAACTGTTCACTGCTTGACGAAGACCAGAACCCAAAGGAAGTTCCTTCGAGTAGTTTTTATGCATCATGTCAATGTGCGCTCTGACCTTAGCGGGATCTGCGTTGCCAGCCTTGTCATTTAACCCAAAGTTGCTTCGATAGTTTTTCTGCGGATCGCTCATCATCCAGTCAGTTGCCTTGGCAACCATGTCACCTTCTTCGTCACCATACCTCAACCACTTTGAGATGACACCATCCTGCTTGTAACGACGATTGACGCGATCAAGATAGTTATTCCAATACTGGTTCCACATCTTTGACGACTCTGGACCATCACTAATATTGTATGGGTCCATTACATCGTACTCGCCAAGTTTCCTGTCCCTATTCATCTTGGACAAGAAACCAGTCTTAAAAACTTCTTGGTAAGTACTATCAGCGCTTGAGAGTATTCTAGCCATTTGACCATCGCTACCATCAAAAGCAGCATCCCATACTATGTCGTTACCATTTTCATCTTTGCCAACAACGTTACCGCCGGTGCCAATTTTTTGTCTACCAAAATACTTCCAGTCGCCCTTGCCTTCAATTTGAGCCAAGGTTTTTTTCAGCATCTCGGCTTCATCAAAAAGTTTTTGCGCAAGAGCCATGCGTGTAGCCTTTAGTTTTTCCAACTCTGGCACGCTATCATCAAACAAAGACTGAGCATCGTCTAGTTTCATTTGAACTTCGTCCACACCAATAACCGCTTCGTCAATCTTATTGTTGCGATTAATTATTTCAGTTTTGATGTTTTCAATATTCTTTTCGTAAATAGCCTTTGCGTCTTTATTGTACGCTTCTGCTAACTTCTTTTCAGCCTTGTATTCTTTCGCGCGTTGCTTTGCTATCTTAGCACGAGCGGCCATCTGCTCACGAACAACAACACTTCGACCATCTTCGCCGTAAGAAGTTAACTTCTTCTTCCCTGCCTTGGCAGTCTTAAGTTTATCTTCTATACTTTTCAACGTCTTGTTATAGTCTGGTGTTCTTCTTCCAGTCTTTTTCAAGTCCTTGCGATTTTGCGCAAGCAAAAAAGACCGATCTGTTTCAAGTGAAACAATTCTTTCCTCAAGTTCCTTAAGTCTTATTTCAGACTTGGTGGGACCAATCTCAATAGGGCCGTTTGCTGGCTTAAGGGCAATTGCTGGTTCTATGATTGGAATGTTGCTAGGATCAGAACCTGCCGCAATAGCAGCATCATCTGCTTCAATAAGTCGTGAAAGTTTTGCTTGCTCCTTAAAAAGGGCTTCCTCTAGTTTCGCAATGTCAGCAAGTTTATCTTCCTCACCAAACATTTTAAGAGCCCGAAGTGCCTCAGCATTTTGCTTCATCGCATTCTGAACAGCAAGAGACTGTGCTTTTGCCGTGCGCCCGTAATACTTCTTGTACGCTTGGTAAGTAATTGACGCAGGTATGCGGGTAAGAAACTCTGGGTTAGTTGCCATGAATCCCATCGTTGCAACACTACGCAACGTACCTTCGGTAATGTTACGAGCAGTGTATCCAAGGCGGAGAAGAACGGAAACCTTCCAACCATTGTTTAAGATGTCGGCTGCTTTTGCTCCAGTGTTTTTGGCAACACCAATGATTGTTCCCATGTCGCCAATGTTAGACACGACATTGCGGAACTCACGGACATCCAACATTGGGAATTGTTCGTCAAGAACAGAATACATGTCAGCAACGTTGATAAGATGTTCGTTGTCCTCAGCGACAGAGAAACCTTTTCCACCATTCTCTGGATCAAGTTGGTCAGTTAGGGCTTTCCAACGTGCGCCATTGTAACTCTCGTATATGTCCATGATCTCTTGGTAGTCTTTACCCAGCCTTTGACCAATGGCGGTAATCGCTTGCTTTTCCGAATCAATCAAAATGTTTCGCTTGGCTGCCGGACTTATGCTAGAATCAGCCCACCTAGCAAGAAACTCATCTTGCATTGCAGGTGAAATTTCTGTTTCACGCAACCAGTTTGCATACTCAAGATCACTGTTGATTCCATCGCCAGCCTTAAGGTGAATTACTCCAACGGGAAGACCTTTGTTTCCCCAGCGCACTAGCGCAATAGGGCGAGATGCTGCTGTTGCTTTAACAACATTCCAAATGAACCCTTGAGATTCATAACTATCCACAGTGGCTTCACGTAGGCGTGCTGCCTCTGGATCAATTTGCCTCTGCTTTCTAGTGGGCCTAGCGTCAGACTCAGAAAATCCCTGCCTTGCGGTAACTTTTAATTTAGCGGCAGTGTCACTAACTGTACCACCACTTCTTAAAGTTGTGCCACCAACCAAGGGCTTTGGTGCTTCTGGCTTTGGAACAAACGGTGACTGGGGTCGAGCATCAATTGGATAAATTTCATCCAAAACTTTCCTTGCGTCTGCAATTAAATCATTACCAAGTTTTACCCCAAAATCGTCTATGGGCCTAGTTGCTTGGAAATAAGAAATCCCGTCGTTTAATTCTCTAGCAAGAACATCCAGAAGTTTAGGATTACTGCCGCCTTGAAGCGTTAAAAGTCCAGTTTCATCCTGAAGAAGTATCTTAGCGACACTAACCATTTCAGCGTAAGCCTCGTCAGGATCTTCACTCAGCGCCTGCTTAATGGATTTCATTGCTCCAGGATTATCAGTCTTACTGACAAATATGTTTCCCTTTTTTGCGCGAGAAAGATCTCGTGGGGAAGCATCAACAAACTCTTTAATATACCTGAATGAAGCGGTACTTTCAGTTCCTTCAGCAAAGTGCAGGTCAAGACCTTTTTCCATATCGGCAATGAAAGTGTTTTTTGCAACTTTGGTTTCTAAGTTTTGATTAAGATACCCACCGATAGGCCTACTGCCTATTCTTCCACCAAACGCAAAGACCTTGAAAGGTTTGCTAAGAATGAAGAAAGGATCTCCAACAATCGCCGTTCCAGCGTCTTGTGCACCACTAAGATACTTACCAAGATTCTGATCTTCAAAAGCCTTCTTGTAATCTTCCTCATTGTAAAGATCAAAATTTTCGGAAGCAAAAAAAGCGTACTCTTCAATAAACTTTTCGGTTGCATCGTCAAAGCCTTTGTCTGTACTTAGCATTTCATTTTCGCTACCAAGTAGGTTACGGAAAAGATTGCCGTAGACAGCAGTGGCTGCCGCCCCAGCGCTAATCTCAGCGCCCTCACCAACCGTGTTTAGTCCACCCCAGTTGTTTGATTCCCACTCTAAATCCATTGTGCGAGGACCACCCGGTAGCGCAGTCATTCCCCAAGCAAGACCAGCGTTTACCTGATTCGATGACCAAGTAAGAGCGTTCAGTCCAGCCCCTGCCTTCTCCATTGAGAATCCTAGACCACCACCAAGCGTATGCTTGTATGCGTCGGTAAGATAAGGAACTCTTATCCACTGATCTGAATCTCCAGCAATAAGCCCACCAAGATCATCAGGAAAAAAATCATCGGCAAGGTCTAGGGCTCCGCCCCAGAAACCACCCATTTTTTCGCCAGCGGTAGTATTGTCATCAATGACTCCACCATAAGGTTCTGTTACACGATTAATCAAACCTCTGTCGTACGGGCTGGTCTTGGCAAGATCCATTGGAACGCCAATAGGGGTTGGTTCGTTTGCGTCCGCTGCGGGATCACCGTCACGAATCTTCTTCGTTGTGCCGAAGGTTCTTCCAGTAGGCATCCCTGTTGGCGCAGAAAGATCAGAAACAGGAACAGCAGTAGATGACTCTGCACTCGTCGGGGTATCCCCAACGTAACGTTTCTGGTAAGAACGTAGTTCTTTATCTTTAGCCATTTTGTCCTAAACTCTTCTTAGCCGCATCAAGGAAGGCATCTCTCTGATCGTCGTCATCCCATGAGGTTGTACCCAACCCCCAGATGAGACCAATATCTTTAACGCCGAACCTTTTTACTGCCGCATCAATGTCTTCTTGAAAACCCACGCCTCAGCCTAGATTTCTTAAATGACGAACAAATCTATTAAAACCTTCAGGGGTATCACCACGAGCAACCATGCCCATCATGCTGGGAAGGTACTTGCTAATAACTTTTCGATCCATGTCGGCCATCTTGTTTACATCCATGGCAGGATTACCTGAAGGACCAGCACCGGGACCAAAACTCGCACCAGCAGTAACTGGTTCATCTTGCCGTTGACTTTCACTAAACAATGGAGCAGAGGTTCCCCCACTTATTGCACCCATAACGCCCATAGAGGAACCCTGAGGGGCTTGCGCCGCACCTCTGGGTCTTGGGGAGGCGGCCATAGATGCGCCTTCTTGTATTTGCATAAAATCTTTATTCTCTCCGTAAGCCATGCCAGTCATCTGCGCGTTAACCTGTGCAGGTCCGCCGTCAGTTCTGCGACTAAGTTTACCGGGACCGGAAACGGGAGCAGGATTTCTTGGTGTTCGTTTACCGCCATATCCGTCAGCCATCCGTGTCCTCCAACCATACAGTTCGTGGATCAATTAATTCTTTTTCGGGCTGTGGGCCCCATTCGTCTTCGTCTTCTTCTTCTTCAGCACTATCGGCAGACTGCATCACACCATACTCAATCATGCTTCGTATAGTATTTTCTAGACAGTCGGCCATGCGAGCAACCATGTCATCAGCCACGTCCGGGGACCATGACGATCCCTCGGACATGAGTGAAATATTTAGGTCAAGGTAGCGCACGTGCAGACCGATACTGCGTGAAGGAATCCTCATGCTAAACTACCTTTCGCTAAATGAATGTTTTACTTGGTTCCAGTTCCTGAGCCTCTAGTGCCCTTACCACCGGGAGCGCCAAACTTAATGTTGTCACCCTTAGTTACCTTTGAACCGGCTGGGCCTTGTATCGGTTGCGATACGTTCGGCTTACCGTGTGTTCCTTTATTTGGTTGTGGCATTACCACTCCTTACCATTTAGTTTTGTCAGCCCAATACGCTGCCGACATTTTACCTTTAGATATATTCTTTGCATGACGAGCCTTAAAAGAAGCCTGCCTTGCTGTAGGTTTCTTATCCCCAGTCACACCCTGTTGACCGAAGCGAATCGTTTTAACTTGATCCCCTTCTTTAGCGACAACAACATGTGACTTAGTGGGATGGCTAGGTGTCTTCTTTGGTTTATTGAAACCTGAAACACCAGCACGTTCCAAGCGGGGATCTTTCTTACTTGCCACGACTAGCCCTCATATTATCCACAAGGTTAGGATACTTACGTCCAGCCTTTTTAGCAGCAGCCTTAGCCTTTGCTTTTTGTGCAGCAGTCAACGGAGTGGACTTCTTCTTAGGGTTTGGCTTATCCCACACTGGTTTTTTTGCTGGCATCAGTAACTTTCTTTGGCACGCTTAGTTGACAACTTTCCTGCCTTGTCCATGAGTGCATCCATCTTCTGGCTTTTTGCGCGTGCATTTGCTTCTGCAACTTTCTTTGCTGCTGCCCGTTTAACCGCTGCCTTCTTGCGAGTAGCAGCCATACCACGACGCTGCTCTTCAGCCTTAGCACCTAAAGTCTTCTTGACAGGTTTAGCAGCGTACTCTTTGTAAGGATCGCGCTTTTTGCCGTCACCTTTTTTTGCTGGGGTGGCCATTACTTCCGCCAATCATTAGCGTTATCCGCTGTAGTAGTTTTAACGTTAGGCATTACAGTTGAATCCTCTTCATGGGCACCATCGCCACCCATTTTACCTTCAGGATCTGTCCAACATCCACAAGACATACACATACTAACTCCTTATTAGATTGCTTGCTTGCGCTGAATAGCAGCCTGCAAGTTAGGCCTACCACCACTACCCATTGAAGCCATCAGGCTCATAAGGTCAGGACGGCCACCCTCAGGCATGCCCTGTTGACCCGGTGCTACATCACGCATGCGACCCGATTCTCTTAGGCCACCGGGAAGCCCTTCCCCACCGGACTGCATCATTTCGTCAGGGGAGCCCGTCAACATGTCGGCTTCCATACCTGCTTCTTCTGCTAGTTCCGGTGGGGCGGGTTCTGGTTCGGGAGGCATGAACGCCTGCTCAATTGCTTTTTCAATTGGGGTGCCCTTCTGCCTTGCCGTAATGACAATACTTAATTGCTTAAGTACTTGAGACACGTCCTGTCCCTGTGCGGCTAGAGCAGGAATGCTCTGCGCCAAGCCAGACACGGCTTGAAGCATGGAGTCGCGTAGGTTCTCTGTGTCTACTTTCATTGCTTCCTCGCTGGCATCAAGCGCGAAAGGCATTTGACGGCGAAGAAAATCTCGAGAAATTAACTGGTCACCACGTGCCTGAAGCCCGAATACAAGAGCACGGTTAGGATCAAGTCCTGCCAGCAATCCGTACTGAACGTCTACAGAGTAGTCGCCCTTAACATCGCGGTCTGGTCGGTACCTTATTTCGTATGGAGCACCATCGGTATTACCGCGAAGAATCTTTGTTTCAGAACCGAACAGTTTCTCGTCAACCATGAATGCTTTACCAACAAGGCTTTCAAGAGCCTTGGCAAACATTGCTTGACCTGTGCGGATCTGGGTGTCGAAGCCAGACATGAGGGCTTGTACGCCCTTGCCTGTAATAACTGAAGCGTCAGAGTTGCCACCACGAACCTCAGGGTAGCGTGAACCTTGACGTAGTTCTGAATCAAGCACACCTTGCTGAGCGAACGCTGACTGTGGAACCTCAATAGGTACCCGGCGAACCTTCTCACCATTGGCTGTACGGATGACAGCATCGGAACCTAGAGACAATTCTTGGGCATCGGGTGGCAGAACGATGGGTGCCTGTACACTCTTCTGTGCAGCCTCAAGGCTGAGTAGGGCGAATCGTGCTTTGGCTACCTGTACTGCAAGCACATCATCGAACTGTCCATGGGTTTCGGTGTCAACACCGGGCCTGCGGATGAACTCTAGGAGGCATTCACCAACAGGGTTCTTGATCTTTTCTAAAACAATGCCGTCACGGGTGGGGCAGAAGATAACATCTATCTTTGCATCATGGTAACGCACAACCTCAATCATTTCAAGGCCAGTGGACTGCTGCTTAATGACCTCTTCAACGTGAGGATACATGGCTACCAGTTCATCACGGTTCTTGTAGAACGAGAAGTAGCCTGCCTTGGTCTCACCCCAACGGTCAAACACTGGGTATGCGCCGATGCTGTCTAAGAAAGTGATGCGTGGCATCATTTCTTTTACGTCAACTTCGATAATGGCAGGCACAAAACCGTACGTAAAGTACCGATCAGTTGCCGTGTACATTTGTGTCTGTACGTTACTGAAGTTAATGTAGCCGTTAACAATGCGTGTGCGCTTCTCAGCAAACTCACGTGCAGTATCAGATACCATTCGTGCACTTGTGCAGTTGAATGCTGGCATTGGGGCTAGCGTTTCGGCTAGATCTCGGGCTGCAACGTCCACCATGTTGGCAACAATGCCTTTACTGAATGGTCCTTCAGGAAACAG